TTCTTACTTATTACATATTAAGTTTTAATTAGGTTGAGCTAGTTGCCCGCTGGAGGTTGATGGTGCTCAACACGAAGTCGATACCTTCAACTAGTTTCACGGTGACGTTCACGTTCACGGTATTGCCGTTGAGCTGAACCTGTAGCTGCTTGAATCCCTGTTTAGCATCTGAGGTAGAAACCGTGATTCCCTGTGCGAGATACGTTGCGAGGATAGACTCGCAGGTAGCTGCAATTTCAGCCGCGGACACGGTGTTCTTAACGCCAACGTAGATGTCCTGAAGCTGAGTACGGAAGTCGTACTCAAGAACGTCTGCAGCGTAGAGCACGTGTGCTCGGTTGTAGACCCAGTTACCGTCACGGCCGTAAGTGGTGTTATCCACAACGACGCGGAAACCACCCGACTGAGGGTGTTCCATGAACGTTAGCCCGTTCCGAATTGCATCCTCATACTGAGTATCAGGATCAAAGTCCTCGACGATGTTGATGTCCGCAGTGCTTAGTGACTGACCAGTCTGGCGAATACCAGAGCAGTTCATGTACTTGTTGGTCATAGGTAGACCGATTGGCGAACCGCCGCGAGCACCAGCGAGTAGACATGCGAATGCCCAAGGCTGGAACCACTTGATGTTGCCATCAGAGTCGTTCTGCTTGATATCCTGGATAACAAGCTGTGAGCTTGCATCTGCGAGAGTCTGCGAAGCTGCCTTGCAGTTCTCGTAGGTATCCTTGATGGACAAGTATCCCTGACGCTCAGACCGTGCCTTCGTAGTACGCATTAGGCTGCAGTGAGTCTTGACAGCCTGGTGAATACCGCCGATGGTGTAGCTAGAGCCAGTATCAGTCTGCTGATCGTCAACGTCTTCATCCGAGTCTCGAGAGAAGAGAGGGAGGACTGCGTTCACGCGAATCTTCTGGAAGGCAGCGAGAGCGTTAACGATTGCCGCAGTGTTGGTTGCGCCAACCGCTCCGCCTGCAAGATATGTGGACGACACTGCTTCGGGTAGACCACCAACAGCACTTGCGCCAGCAGTTAGACTCACGTTCGAAGATGCCGCAAAGAAGTCTTTCACTTCCGTTGCATCCTTCTTGATCTGAGCAGGAAGATGGGATGCATCAAGCGCAGTGGCCGATGCTCCAACACCAGTAGTCTGATCAAGAACATCCGGACGAAGTTGTCCGAAGAGTACGCTTGAAACAACTGCCATCCAGCTACCGCCAGTGCTTGCAGTAACGAAATCTGCAACTTGCTGAACGGTATCGAAATCGCTCTTTAGCAGCGTGTATTCTGCAACGCTGTTATTCATAAGCTTGATCTGTGTCGCGTTGATGATGACCTGAGGAGACGTGCCGCTGAGGCGACCGATCTTTAGGACAATGTTTCCGCCGACAGTAGCAGTCTCAGTGATGAGATCGCGAGTATTCTGTACAGTAAGGATCGCCATGTCCTCAGAGCCTGCAACAACAAGGCCTGCAGAGATGTTGATCTTGCCCGCGCCAACTCCTAGTAGCGAACCGGAGACGAGTTCGAAGTTACGACCGTAACCCTCGCGATGAGGATTGCTTGTCGCGATGCGAACAACCGATAGAGTTGCTGCTGCATCAGACGAACCAGCAACCGTGAAGGTGATGCCAGCAGGAACACCACCGGACCAGTTACCGCCAGTCGTTAGCGCTGTCTGAAGAAGTGCACGAGTCGTGGTGCTTGCAGGAACCGTGAACGTGTTTAGCGTACCGGAACCTTGAACCTGAAGAGTAAGAGTCTTAGTATCAAGAGCTCCAGCAGTTAGGTCGATAACCGCGCTTGAAGCAGTCTGCGCTTGTGTAGAGGGAACGAGTGCGTTCGAGAAGGTGTCTCGATTTCCGCCCACGCCGTACTCAAGAGCTTTGACAGTTCCCCAGGAGTTCGCTAGAGCGAGACTTGCCTGGGTGGACGCATTGGTCTTGTAGATGTAAACTGCTTGGGCGCCGCTTGGAATTGCGCCGTCAGCACCGGGTGCGAATAGGAAGTTGCACGCATCCACAAGTGGACCGCTGCGATATTCTTGCTTGATTGCAGGAAACGAATCAGGCGTAAATACGTTGTTCTGAATGTTGGGAACGTTTGCTCCGGGTGTACCAGCAGAAGCTTCACCGAAGATGGCGATTAGCCCGGTAGGACTAAGAGGAAAACCTCCGCCAAGATCGATCTTCCGTCTGGAGTATGAGCCCGGCTTATAAATTGTTGAGCCGTTAAAACTGACGCTAATTGCCATGTGATATTCTCCTTAAGTCGTAAGCCTATTATAACTTCTTATCCAAGCAAAATCTTGAGTTATCCAGAGTAACTGGGTATAACCTTTGATTCCGATTATATCAGCAACACTTAGCTGAAAATCTGATAAGCAGGCTTAAATACTTAAAGAAGAATTATAGCTTGACGCCGTACTTAGCCAAGGCCTCATCGAAGGTGGCCACTGACTCACGGATAGACAGGCCCTGACCTTTGAAGTCCGCCCAGATAATCTCTCGTAGGTGCTGGCTAGGAATCTTCTTCTCCCGCATAGCGAACCAAACATTGAATTCTACAGTCATACTATCTCCTTAGAGGTCTAAATCCTCATGTATTGTACTTGGTTCCACGTCAACATTAAGTTCATCGACTGTGGTGAGAGGGTCAGCGGCCCAATCATTCTGAGTAGTACAACGATAACGAACCCACCGGGTCCACACATTATTGCCCTGCTTCTCAGCATCCTTACTATAGTCGGATGCACTAAACGTGCCCATTTCTAGGCCAAACCGCACTAGAGAGGGCTTACTCTTAAAAAGGGTGTAGGCCAAAATGTAATAGAGCCAAAGGACGTGATCGCCACCTTTGTTTGCGTGGATCCCGATATCCAACATAACCGAAAATGCCGCGGTTCCGGTCTCGGTCACCCCATCGAAGTCACCAGCATGATCGTCAAATGCAATCTTGTCCTCAGCTTCCTGTTCGTTAGCTAAGTGGACAGAGATGCAAGGGATCTTCTGAGCATTAAAAGACCAACTCTGAATGACAGGAACCTTAGTTGTAGTAAACCATATCCAAATCTGTTCGACGTAGTCTGGACCGTACTCATCGGCCAGTTCGTCCTTAGTGAAATCCTCAAAGATGTCTAGGAACGCAGGCTTGTTAGCGCGCAGCTTCTTGAAGCTGTCGGCAATAACCCGTCGGATTGCTACTTCTGGAAGAGTCCAAGACATTAGTAAAGCTCCATATACTCTGTAATTATATCTCTAATAGAGTCATCCAGCGAATTTTGCAACCCTTGGTTGATCTCTTTAACCTCAGAGGTGAAATCTTTCTCTTTAGCAGGTTGTACCCACTGAGTATTCGGGTCTTGCTTAGAAGTTGCAGTTTTGAAGATTTGTGAGCCAGTTGGAGCTACAGAGCGAGCTCGAGCTCTTGCTGCTTCTGCTCTTTCAGCTGAGATACGATGCTGCTCATCAATAATGTTCTTAGCGAATGAGGGCTTGGTATCAGACTTGCCTACGGGGATCTTCTTAAAGACTCCGCTGCCGTCTTTCATAGGCTTAGCGTTCTTCAAGAGAAACGGAAGCATGGGTTTTGGCGGTTCACTAAAATTTAGGTCGCCACTCTCGGTAGTAACTTGAAAATTTAAAGTGTCTAAGCGAAGTTGGTTAATGAAGTCAGCAGATTCCTTCTCGATACCAACCTGAACAGCTTGCTCCATTGCTGCTCTGCTCTCAGATTGTACGATGGTGCTGATTTCCGCACTTGCCTTATTTACAATGGCTGTGGCAGTAGTTTCGTCAACGCCTCTACTAAGGAGGTGTGATCGAAGACGATCAAGTTCGAAGAATACGTTAACCACGTTACTTCCTCGCGATTACGCGAGCACGCATATCCTCAAGGAAGTTGGAACGCTCCAGATCTTCCCAATCATCAGCAAAAGAGATTGTAATTTTCCCGTTTGGTGAGATCTCCACTCGCGGCTTCGTAAGGTAAGAATATAGCCGATCATGTACTCTGTTACTGTCTGCAGGATTAGAAGAGAAGGCTTCAACGGTCTTCGGCTTCTTCTTCTCGGTCTCTTCTAGTTTCGATTGTAACTCACGTAGTCTTGCCTCGAGCTCATCCATGTCCTTGCCAACTTCTTGTGCAAGCTTGTTATGGGCACCGGCAAGTTCATGGGTTGTTTCTTCTAGGCGATCAAACAGTTTGAGAATCTTTGCTTCGACCTGCTGGAGATCTGTAGCAACCCCGTTACGAATCGTTTCACGGATTGTTTCCATCTCCTGATAAATTTCACCAAGATTGTGACGCTTATAATTATCAACTAGATGATTCAGTCCACCGTGAATGGCATCATCAGCAATTCCGGCATCAGAGACCACGTCTAGGACATTAGCATCCTCAGGAAGATACCATTCGAAGACGGACATCAACGCAGCGGTTACTTCTGGTAACGACTTGTTTGTCCACTGATATACGATTTTGTGTCCATCGCTCACTCGTCCTGAGTAAACATCATTCATGTGCTTGCGGATACTGATCTTATAGGTATCAAACTCAAGCTCCTTAAATGACTCATCCGTCATATCAGAAACCGCATTCTTCAGGTGGCGAAACAATCCGGTGCCAACTAATTTGAGAGCGTCACCATGAGTTACCTCAAGGACAGCATCACCACGTTGGCGAATAATGTTCTTCTCTAGCGTTTCCATTGCAACCATCCCGCGAATGGACTTGCCAAAACGCTTCTGAATAAAATCTTTTAGGGGAGGAACACAGCACTCTCGGAGTTTGCTCCAAGGAATCTGGTCCATCTCATACCACTTCCACGTCTTAATCTCGTCGGTGTTCTTAGGAGCACCAGAAGCAATCTCTGCCAAGAAGACAGTTCCTTGATTGCCCTCACAGGAACCAGACCAAATCTTGTCAGCCAAGCGTCCAGTGGCTCCGCACTCTTCATTCATCTCGCGGAGTGCTGCAGCTTCAAAGCTTTCGCCGGCTTCTACGTGGCCACCAGGAAAGGCGAGTCCACCCTTACAGTGAGTCCCAAGGAGAATCTTGCCCATGTTGTCCATTACTAGAGTGGCTGCGAACTGATTGCGGTTCTTATAGAACTCTTCAAAGCTCTTCTTTAGCTTCTTCTTACTGGCAGCCTCTTTCTTGGCGTGTGCCTTGTGATGCTGTTCGGTCCAACTACCACCACGGTCGTTGTCTTTTGACTCAGGCGCGTCTTTACCTGGATCACTGTATTTAGCAGCAATACTCTTAGGAGGACGACCTCGAGGGCCATCCTTGACGTCGCCGTGGAGAATCGCCATCATCATTCTGTACTGTTTTCTAGACGCAGCAACCGGCATAGTGAGTTCCTGTAAGAGAGTCTGTGAGCCTATTATAACTTAAAATGTAAGCTAACAATTTCCAATACCTTATGGATTCGCGATCGTTTCTGCCTTACCAGGTAGGAAATCTCGTTTAACTAGAATACTCTGTGGAAGGCGCCGAGCTTGCTTCTCGCCGTTCACTAGTTCTTGAGTAATTCTTAATTCCCTAAGGGTTTGGACCACATAATAAACTGGTTCAGCATAGAATACCCATGTAATCGGGGTACCGTGCTCGGTTGTAGTGTTGTAAGCGGGCTCTTTTCCGTCAATCCACACGATTTGGCCATCATCGTTGATATTAAAGTCCACTCCAACTAGATAAAACTTCTGAACATTGTTCACAATGGCCGTAGCATAGTCTACTTTCTGAACCGGATAGCGCAGATCCTGAATATTGCCAGGTCGAGGCTCATATTCTTTGATTTCCCACATTCGGACGGTGAAGTCGGGAATTCGGAGACGGTCGTAGGTGTTAAAGTCGGCCTCGTCCCCGTTCGGATACTCAGTAGGAGCAGTAACAGTGGCCATTCCGATTTCCCATACACCATGAGCTTCAAAGGTTTTCTGAATAGAGTTTCCACCGAAGGTTGCCCAAATCTCTCTCTCGTCATAGTGGAGGAACCCGTTGTTATCACAAAACGGACAATTGGGCTCGTGAGCATTATCGTCTACAGTTTGAATGTTGGGACACGGAGCTGCTTTTGAGTGCATCATCCGAATTCCCCGATTGGTCACCAGTTGATCGAAACTCACACCAAAGATGCTAGGGTCCGGGATAAGCGGCGGCATCGGTGATGGAGTACTGGTAGGAGTTTTGGTTGGGTAAATCTTATCTGGTTGGTCTTGTGCCATGAGCTAAATTATACAACTGTTTAGGCTCTGTATAATAACTATATGGTTCTCGACCCAGAAGCTATCCTGCAGGCGATCATCGACCGCAATGGCGATTGTGAAGGCTTTACCACCCCAGCCCTCTGTAAACGATGTCCACTTGGAAATAAGCGAAACGCTAAAGGAGATCGAGTTAATTGCCTAGATTATCTAGCTATTGACCCTTCGGTCCTCACTGAGGATGAACTCTTTGATAAGTACGAACAAGCGGCAGCTGAAGAGCTTCTCAACATCCAGATGGATAATCTCTTGTCAGAGGATTAGTATTCCCTTAGGCTTACGTATCAGCTGCTGATTCCTAGGAACGAAGTTCTTAAGCGGATGGATGTTAGACGACAGTAGCATCCACCCGGCTCTCTTGGATAAGTTGAGTTTTGAAATGGTAATTAGAAAATAAACCAGGGAATTCTCTACTTCAAGAAGGTAATCGTCCTGGTTCATGTACCTATTCTACTTAAGGTACAAAGCCATGAACTTCGGCCACCCTCTAATCTCAGGCATATCTTGATTACTCAGATGATAGACTTGCTTTTTAATGATCTTGTTCTCAATAAACTGTAGGAAGTAGAGTGCGGTCCTGATTTGTTCTGTCTTGTCTTCTTCTTCGAATCGTTTGGTCTTCACAGTTAACTCCTTAAGGTAGAGAAATAAAACCACTGCGCTTTAATAGCGTGCAAGTCCTCCTTTTATCTGGGAATTTTTGTCTTCGGGCTGAAGGGTACTCATTCTAAGTCCGGCGTGAAACTACTCACCTATTATATCAGTCCTCCGTCATAAACCGACGGAGTTGGACCTGTTGACTTAGAATAGGTGGAGCGCTGGCGACGAATCATCTTCTCGATGTCCGCCTGCCGAATCTGTTTAGTAGTGAGTTTCAGCTTGATTAGGAACAGAAAGAAGTCGAAGGATGTATTCTTCACTCTCCACATCGACGGTTTTTCTGTTTTAGCAGTCATCTCTGGCATCGAACTCTCTCTTGAGAAATTCTCTCACTTTATTCCACTGCGTATACTCAATCCTCTTCTTGTGGACGAGCTTTAGCTTATGGAGCGTCTTGAAGAATTTGAATGTAGCAATGTAAGCTTCTTTCTTCGAGATCATAGAGGAGTTATACGAGCTTGCGTAGTACTTGCTTCATTAGACGAGCGCGAAAGCCCGTTTCTCTTTCGCGAGTCTTTTGGCTATACGGATGCCAATACTGTGTTGTAAGCTTCAACTTGAAAATCACATGCATGAAATTGTTCATCACCGGAATTGCTTCACGGATGAAAGCAATCTCTTTACCTGAAACCACCGGATAGCCACTGTGGTGGTGGAGCTTCCCAGGAGAATTGGTGGAGTTCCCAGGTGAAGTCGTCGAAGTGGTAGGCTGTATCGGCGAAGGTGGCTTCTGAGATGAGTTTGAGGTCATATAACACTTCCAGGAATTTGATGAGACGTTGCGACTGTCCTATCGTCAGCGGTCTTTTTAAGTATTCTTCCATTTTATTTTTAGCTCGTCAAATACAACTTCAAGTGCTACCTTCGCTGCTGTATCCTTACTTATCAGTTCTAGCTTTGCGAGAAGCGCGATGATGGCGGCGTAGTGT